TCAGTACATTTTTTCTGCTTTTGCATCTAATTCATGCATAAATTTATTGTTTTTATACTGTTCTAATCTTTTATAAGCAAAATCCCATTCAACATTGAATAGTTCTTGAATTAATTGAATGGCTTTATCCTCAGTCCCTGGCAAGGTTATGTTGTTTAGCATAAATGTTGGTACACATGCTTGTACCATAAAATTATTGGCCTTCCACTCTTGATACTCAATCCATGAGTAGGGCATTTTTTCCTGGCTACCACTATGTAATAAAACATGACAAAGCTCATGGCAAAAATCCTGCCATAGCTGTTTAGGTGATAGATCTTGATTTAAAAAAATATAAGCTCTTCCACCTAAAAACAAAACTTGGCTGGGATTATCCCAGAAATATATTAATATGCCTAACTTGCCAGCAATTTCATTGACATCTAGCTGATGTGGTAATAAAATTCCTATTTTTGTATAAAGGCTTTCAATATAATCTTCAGTGTATGTAGTATTTGACATAAAATCATCCCCAAACTCCATGTAGTGAAACGTATGTTCTTATTTAGTTTACAATAAAACCCCACTTCTAGGAAGAAGGGCTAAAAATATACATATTATTTCTTTTCATGTTTGATAATTTCCCAAATGTCACGTAAACGACGTACCGTTTCTTCATCTGATTTAGGAAGCTCTTTATAAAAGACCTGCAATTCTGGATCGTTCGCAAATGCTTGGAAAGCAGCCTCTTCTTTATCTAACGGCTGTTTTTCATCTGTTTCACATAATATATACGCTACACTTACATCGTATTTTTCAGCTAACTTTTGAACACTTCCTATGGAAATTTCATTGCGGCCTTGTTCATAATAGCCGTACGCACTTTCCGAAATATTTAAAAATTTGGCAACATCTGCTTGTGTTAACTTTGCTTCTTTTCTTAAGTCTTTAAGCCTTTGCGATACATTGGACATGATTACACCTCGCTTAAATATGTATTGTTATTATACAACAATTTGTTGGGTTATTAGTTAATTAAAAACAAAAAACAACAAAATGTCTAGTTTTTATTTGACTAACAACAATTTGTTGGGTATTATAAAGACAACAAAATGTTGGGGGTATAATTTTGAAAACAACAAATCGTCGGTTAATACTTAATAATTCTAGAAAACTGAATAACTGCTCACAAAAAAAGTAGTAGAAAAACTTGAGGAATCAATTGGTATCATTATTAGTAAGAGCTAGTATGGAATGATTGAATAAGGAGTACGCACACCATCATTAGAAGTAGCATTAGCAATTGCTTACTATTTGAAATGAGATTGATCAAAATTTTTTACGTAATAAAACAACAAAATGTTGTGTATATAAGAATCCGAATGGAAAACCATTTATGAATCTATTTCCAGTTTTTAACTATCTGATTACATCGCTCCAATTGTTGAAATGACTATTTCTAATTGAGGGTACGAAGGCAGACTTACTATTCTAATAAGCAAACTGGAAAACAGATTTAATAACGAGTGATGAGCACATAAAGACCAAGGAAAGAAAAGGAGAAAAATAAGCGGCAACAATTTTCATTTAGCACAATGTAAATGCTTCCGTTGTAACGGTCAGTGGTTTAATGATAGGGCTGAGAGAATTGTAAGGATACATAGGAGGGCAAAACTTTGATAATAGAGAAAATAAAACTAAATCGTTACCAGCTAGACAAGGCCATTAAAAAATACAATGATAATATGAGCAAATACTTGAGAATGAAGGATGAACTAGATTCATTAACAGCTACAGCATCTACAGCAAAGTATGGCTTTGAGGCAGCAATGCCAAAAGCTATTGGAAGAACAAGTGACCCAGTTCATGCACATGTTCAAATGAGAGCTTTACGTGAGGAGCGTATGAACAAGATTAAAGATGAGCTACTATTAGTTCAAAATTTAGCTGGCAAAGTAACTGGCGACCTCGAACAGGAAGTACTTTTCTGGTTACTAGAAGGTATGTCATTCCGCGGGATTGGTGCAAATCTAAATATGAGTCATACTAGTGTACAACGTGTGCGTGAAAGAATTTTAGATATGATGCTGAGGTAACCTTTGGGTTACTTCTTTTTTTGTGTGTGAATCTTTAAATAGTTGGAGAGTTTTTCTGGGGCTAACAGAAATGAAGAGCTGTTATTTTGTTTCCATCAAGAAGAACATTTAGTATCAGCTATTTAATACTAGTATCCACTGGAGAGTGAAGTGCAATATTAAAACAAATAGAATGACCCAGAAGTTCTTAAGTATCTAACTGTAGAAGATTGGTTAATAAGGTATTACATTTTACTTGCCATATGTTCCAAGTGTGACAGATGTTCCAAACGTTCCAAACATATCATTTTAAGTAATTCATAGTGTAAACTTGGAAGTAGGACGACGAGGTAAAAATAATAAATGAACAGGAAGCGAAACCGTCGACCGATCAATATGCCTCATAAATCTGTTTGAGGCATAAAAATACCAATCCTTATTTTTCAAGAGATTAGATATCTTATCTCGATGGAAATAAAGGGAAAAAAGGGGTGGTTTCAGTAAAGATTTGTAGGAGCTAAATAGGCAAGAGGAGCGGCTACAGAAATCTCATCACACCTATTCCAAGCAATCAATTACAAAGGAAGCTATGAGAAATGGCTAACATTCAAGTGAAATGACGCTTTCCTATTCGGTATAGGGAAGGCGTTTTTTTATTGGAGAAGAATAAGCGATTGACGGTTAAGGTTTGAACCATTTGATGAGTCGACAATCAAAATCTGAAAGTGAGTGATTCGTATGTATATAATGCTATAACCATATGTTTATTAAATTAGTTGAAGGAGGCTTTTCGTGGAAATCTATGATATTCAAAACGCGTTATCTATTAAGCTCCATGAAGCTTTCGGAGCGGAATATAAAGAATATATTGATGATTTGCCGCAGGAGTTTAATACGCCTGCTTTTTTAATTCAATTTTTAAGCCTAGAGCATATCCGACAAATAGGTGGTCGATGGAAAATAACAGCACGTTTTAATGTGAAGTATTTCCCGAAAAATGGCCTATCTGAGGCGTCTAATATGACTTTGAAGGTTCAACAAGCAATAAAAGAAATAACGCTATTAAATGGTTTACTACTGCTTGGTACTGGAGCAACTAGTGAAGTAATTGAAGGAATTGGCAATAATTTTATTCAATATAATTTCTTTTTACAAGAAATTGAAGAGAAAGCTTTTATGGGGTCATTAGATCATTATATAAACAAAGAAGAGGTGGTTTCGATTGGCGAAAGCAATTCAGAAGAAGGTTGAGTCGACGGAAAGTAAAAATAACGAAAAGGTGATTATTGCAAAAATGCCTAAATTTACAAAAGGTCAACTTGCGAAAAGTCAAAAATATAAATATCGACGTGATGCACTCAATGCATTGTTAGAGTTAGAAAAAACCTATTCGTTTGCTCAAGTGGATGAAATACTGAAAAATTTCGATAAGGGAGGTAATTAATATGACGTTAGGTGGAGGAGTATTTTTATCACAAAACAAAGTATTACCAGGGAAATATCATAATTTTATTAGCGCTACTCGTGCATTTGTAAATCTAAGCAATCGTGGTTATGTTGGTTTGCCAATTGCACTTGACTGGGGCGTAGATGGTGAAGTATTTGCTGTAACGGAAGAGGATTTACGAAAGGATTCTCGCAAAATTTTTGGTTATGAGTATATGGACTCAAAATTGAAAGGTATCCGTGATGTATTTAAAAATGCGATTACGGTTTATTTTTACAAACTTGCTTTGGAGGCAGAGGCAGCAACAAATGAATTTGCAACCGCTAAATACAAAGGTGCTCGAGGGAATGATATTACGATTGTTATTCAGGCAAATGTTGATGAGCCATCGAAATTCGATGTTAAAACATTGCTAGCTAATGTGTTAGTAGACGAGCAAATTGCGGTAGCTGCTGCTACAGACTTAATCGCCAATGATTTTGTCGTATTTAAAGCGAATGCGACATTAGCAGCTACAGCTGGTACAGCATTAGCTGGAGGTTCCAATGGCTTAGCCATTACAGGTGGAGCACACCAAGAGGCACTAGATGCTTTAGAAGCATATGGTATTAATACACTAGGCTGCTTATCTTCCGAAAGCTCAATTAAATCGTTGTATGTTGAGTATACAAAGCGTATTCGAGACCAAATAGGTGGTAAGTTCCAACTTGTAGGTCATAAACTTGGCCTCACTGACCATGAAGGTATTATCGATGTACAAAATGATGCTAAAGGAACGAATGAAGAAGTGTTCGGTGCTGTATATTGGGCAACTGGAGCACAGGCTGGAGTTGCTGTAAATAAGTCGAATACTAATAAAACATACAGTGGTGAATTTACTCTTGATATGTCTGAAACAAAGACACAATCACAGCTCACAACTTTATTGAATGCTGGTAAATATGTTTTCCATCGTGTAGGTGAAGAAATTCGCGTACTTGAAGATGTGAATACATTTACATCATTCACAGGTGATAAAAATGAAGATTTCAGTATGAATCAAGTCATTCGTGTACTAGATCAGCTTGCGATTGATACAGCTCAATTATTTAACACTCGTTATTTAGGTCAGGTGCCAAATGATCAAGATGGTCGTATTTCTTTATGGAATGACATTGGTAGTCATCGAAAGGAAATGCAGCGTATTAGAGCTATCCAAAATTACAACAAAGATGAACTAACGGTGGCGCAAGGTAATTCAAAGAAAGCTGTTGTAGTAAATGAAGTCGTGATTCCTACGGTTGCAATGTCACAACTTTACATCACAACAACAGTAGCTTAAGGGGAGGACAAACAGATGAAACCGAAATCAAACAAAACATTAATTCCATTGAATTTACAGTATTTTGCAGATGCTACAATGCATGCTCGTAATGCCATTCATGGTGCACAAGGTCGAGCATACGTGACGGTGGAAGGAAGTCGTTACTTATTTGCTCAATTAATTAATTTAGAAGCCCGTATGGATAAAACTAAAACGCAAGTTCCTATTATGGGGCGTGTAGCTAAGGGTAATAAGGCTACTGGAGCAGAATATTCAGGCAGCGCTACATTCCACTTTAATACGTCAATATTCCGTAAGTTATTAAAGCGATACAAAGACACTGGGCAGGATATTTATTTTGATATCCAAGTGACTAATGAAGATGGCTCAGCGTCAGTAGGTCGCCAAACAACTATTTTAGTTGATTGTAATATGGATGGAGGTATCATCGCTGCATTAGATGCAGATGCGGAGTACTTAGAAGATTCCATTGATTTCACTTTCGAGGATTGGGATATGCCAGAAGAATTTACAACTTTACAAGAAATGTTATAGGATGAGAGCTCATTATGTGAGCTCTTTTAAATATAAATAAAAAGGATATGGTGATTAATTATGTCAAACTTAACCGCATTTTTTGCACACAATAAAAAACAAAATGAAAATATTAAGCATGCTATTTCAAAGAAATTTGTGGATGAACAAGGTCATCCAATTGAATGGGAGTTCGCGCCAATTTCGCCAGAACGGGACGAGGAATTAAAATCTGAATCTACTAAGCGCTCTATGATCATGCAAGGTAAGAGAAAGGGGCAGTATAATACTGATTTTGATCATTTTAAATACCAACGTTTATTAACTGTTGAATCTATTGTATATCCTAATTTAAATGATAAGGAACTACAGGATTCTTATAACGTAATGGGGGCAGATGCTTTACTTGGAAAGATGCTGACAATCGGTGAAATTGCAGATGCCTCAGCGGTAGCACAGGAAGTCAATGGCTATCAAGCGGAGTTAGAGGATATGGTTGAAGAAATAAAAAACTAATAGACGACGGTGATGGTGAAGCTAATATAATGCACTGGTGGGTGCATAAAATGCGTCGCCTTCCGTCTGAATATGTGTCTCTATCCTTGGCAGATAAAGCTTGTATTATAGCGTCTCTACGGATCAAAATCGAAGAAGATAAGAAGCAAGAACGCGAGGCAAAACGAGGGTCTAAAAAAGGTCGAAAGCGTTAGAAAGTAGCTAATTAGCCTAAATGGCTTTCCTAAATACGTATCTTTAAATAAATGATCGTGTAAAAAGAGACATTTATTCATTTAATTTTTGTCAATTTTGGAGTCTTGCAAATTCAACTATGCTGGATAATATATAGTTGGAAATGTCATAAAACGTATAGCTTTACTTGTGAATAGGGAGAGTTAAAGTTCAAACTATTAAACATAGCCAAAAAAGTATCCTTTGAGAAGGATGCTTTTTTTTTATAAAGAGGTGAGAGTTCATGGCTACAATCCGTACGGCAATACAAGTTGAAGATCGTTTAAGTAAACCAATTAAAGCCATGCATAATATGGTTTCCAGGATGGTCAATCAGTTGGAAGCTATGCATGCAGCTTCTGGTCAAATGATGGATATCTCTAGTGTTCAACTAGCTCAAAGAGAATTAGCTAAAACTGCTGAGCAATTTAACAAAGTTGAAAACGAAATTCGTAAGGCTGATCATGCTCTACAAAATTTTAGCAACAACATTAGGGATGGAACTATTGCAGTTAGTGGGTTATTAAATAAAGTTAAGGAGTTAGTAGGTAAATATTTTGATTTTCAAGTAGTTGGGAGAGTACTCTTGTCCAACGAGACTAATACCACATCTAGGTTAATCAATAATGATTTACAAACAACCGAGCAACCATTTACACAAGCAATGGGAAGTGGAAACCTTCAAGGCGAAGGTTTAAACGCCGTATTACAGACTACGTCAAGTGGTGCCCAAAATACTACGAATTACCTTAGTGTATTAATTGATAAAATCAGAGAAATAGGAAGTAGTGGTAAGATTTCTGCAAATAGTATAAGGAATGCTGTGCTTGGGATGGCTATTGATGGTATCTTAGCGAAATTAAGTGAAATTGCAAAAAGCGATCCATTTAAGGAGCTCATGCAAAATGTGACCATTGCTATGGAGAAATTATCTTCAGTTGTCTCCAGTACATTGAATTTTCTTATACCTGATGGAAGTTTAAAGGATAGTTGGTCATTTATAGTTCCTATAATAAGTACTGTTGCAGCAGCAATGTTAGTATATGAGTCTGCTTTACTACTAGTAAAAGCAGCTGAAATAGCCAGTATAATTTGGACTGGTCTAAGAACGCTTGCGATTGGATTATTAACGGCGACTACATGGACGAGTGTCTCTGCAACATCAGCGGCAACAGCTGCAGCATGGGGCTTAAATGCAGCGATAGCAGCCAATCCAATATTTATTTTAGTAATAGCCATTGTTATTCTTATTGGTCTTTTCTATTTAGCGGTAGCTGCTTTCAATTATTTTGCTGGGACCTCGGTTAGTGCTACAGGAATAATAGCTGGGGCATTCATGGTGTTAGGATCATTGATTTATAATAGAGTAGCCTATATGTGGAATTTGTGGGCCTCTTTTGTGGAATTTTTTGTAAATGTATCGAAAAATAAGACGTATTCCGTAAATAAATTGTTTTATAATCTAGCAACTAATATGTTAGATTTAATTATTTCAATGGTAAGTGGATGGGATGGATTTGCTACAAGCTTTGTTAATGCTATTGTTGACGCAGTTAACTTGGCGATACAAGCTTGGAATTGGTTTGTGAATCTATTACCAGAGAATATTTCATCTTCTGTAGGTTTAAAAATGGGTACAGAGTATAGTCACCGAGAGTCCATTACAAGTGATCTAAAAGGTCTTAGAGGAGTTTTGGATAACTGGATTGGAGAAGCTCCTGATGATTATTGGGAAGCACCAAAAATGGAATTTAAGGACCTTGGTAAGTCTTGGGATAAAGGCTACGATTGGGGGGCCAACCTATTCAAATCGGGTGAAGAAAAAAGCAATAATATTAAAGATGACAAGATAAAAAATGACATTGATAATGCGTTAGCTTTAGGTGACAAACTCGATAAAGGTAATGAGTTAGGTAAGAAAACAGCGGACAATACTGAGAGGGCAACGGAAGGTATTAAAATAATGAATGAGGATTTAAAGTATCTCCGTGATATAGCTGAACGTGAAGCAATCAATCGTTATACGACGGCAGAAATCAAAGTAGATATGAAAAATGAAAACCGAATTAGCAGTGAATTAGATATTGATGGCATTATTGATAGATTTGGTCAACGTGTTGAAGAAGTTTCAGGAATGCTAGCAGAAGGGGGTTCAATCGAAGATGTATAATTTTTTTCTAGATGACTTACAGTTTCCAATCGCACCTTCCGAACTCGCTCTGAAGATTAATGGCAGAAACGAAACTGTAGTGTTAATGAATGAGGGAGAAGTAAATGTAATAAAAAAAACAGGACTAACGAATATAGATTTTGAGGTATTACTGCCCAACGTTAACTACCCATTTGCTGTTTATCCGAATGGTTTTCAACCAGCTGCATTTTACCTTAGTAAACTTAAAAAATTAAAAATCTCTGACAAACCTTTTCGATTTCTCGTAAATCGTATGATGCCTACAGGTAATTTATTATTTGACACAAACATGACTGTATCGATTGAGGATTATGAGATTAAGGAATCAGCCGATAATGGCTTTGATGTAATTGTACGAATCCAGTTAAAACAATACAGGGAGTACGGCAATAAAAAAATCAACTTGAAACCAGCTACAAAAGCTAATAATGCAGGAAGTACAGCAAAGGCCGCATCGAAAGCTGTAGTAGAGCAGAAGCGGCCAACTACAGGAAAAGAAACCCCGAAAACGCATACTGTTAAAGCAGGAGAAACATTGTGGGCCATTGCTAAGAAGTACTTAGGTGATGGCTCTAAATACACCGAGTTAGCAAAAATTAATAATATTAGTAATCCAAACGTTATTAAATCTGGGCAGGTGATAAAACTTGGCTAAATCAAAACTATGTATCAAGAGTAAGGGGCAACTATATGAATGTGCCGTAGAGGAAGGTATAGTGTGGGAAACCCATCGAAAAGGCACTCCAGGAAAATTGACATTCAATGTAATAAAGGATGGTATGCTCAGCTTTCATGAGGGTGATGAAGTCATATTCGAATATGATGGACACAAGATTTTCAAAGGTTTTGTTTTTACTAAGAAACGTTCGAATAACAGGATCATTACAGTTACTTGTTACGATCAGTTGCGCTACTTTAAAAATAAAGAAACCTATAGGTATGAGAATAGAACAGCTACTCAAGTACTTCAATTAATTGCAAAGAACTTTAAGTTAAAGACTGGTACTATAGACAATACAAAGTATGTACTACCTTGTATGGTTGAAGATAATCAAGAACTGTTCACGGTTATGGCTAATGCCTTGGCTGAAACGACTCTCAATACTCAAAGGCTATTTGTGCTCTATGATGACTTTGGAGCTTTGAATTTACGTGAAGCTAAGACACTTCAAACAGATTTACTGATAGATGAAGAATCAGGTGAGTCGTTTGAATACACTTCATCCATTGATGAAAATACGTACAACAAAATCAAGTTAGTACGTGAAAATAAAGAAACAGGTGAACGTGCTACTTTCATGGCCGAAAGTGAAAGCAGAATGACTGAATGGGGTGTACTTCAGTTAACAGATAAGTTCGATGAAGGAGTAAACGGCAAAGCTAAAGCAGAAAGCATGCTTAATTTTTATAATCGTAAATCGAGAAAGCTACACATAAATAAAGTATTTGGTAATCCAATTGTACGTGGTGGTAGTCAGGTAGCGGTACTGTTGGATGTTGGTGACTTATCAGTGGCTAATTTCATGATGGTTGAAAGTGTGAGGCATACCTTCAAAGAATCTAATTATAGTATGGATTTATCGCTGATTGGCGGTGATTTCATTGCGTAGTATGGAAGATATATTAAAAGAAATTCAAAAACTTGTGTTGGGAGTTCTGAATGCCCAAAAGCTCGCTACGGTTATTTATGGCAATGTATTAAGTGTAAATCCGCTAGAAGTACAAATTGATCAGAAATTGATTTTAAAAGGAGAACAATTGAAGCTCACCCGTGCTGTAATGGATTATGAAGTAGAGATGGGTGTGGATGGTGGAGCAGAGCAGATATACAAAGTCTATAATGGCTTAATTACGGGTGACAAGGTGACGATGATCCGCGTGCATGGTGGTCAACATTATTTAATCATAGACAAAGAGGTGATTTGATGATTCCACAGGTCATAAATGATGGACTGACATTCGATTTTGAGGAAGAAATTGAACCTTCTAAGACATTTAAAATAAATAAGGAATTAGATCGCTGTTATGGCACCATTGATGAACTAGAGGCCATGAAACAGGCGATTTTTTTTATGCTTAATATCGAGCGATACAATCATTTAATTTATAGTTGGAACACAGGTTTTGAAACCAATGATTTGATCGGCCAGCCAACAGTATATGTCGCCAGCGAAGTAAAACAACGCATCCAAGACGCGTTATTACAGGATGATCGCATTACGGAAGTCGATTCTTTTGAAGTAACAATCACTAAAAATAAAGTGCATGTTCAATACGTAGCCCACACCATTTTTGGTGAAATCACTGCAGAGAAAGAGGTGGATTATTAATGGTAGCACTTTTCGATTTAAAAACCTCCTATGAGGATTTATTAGTTCAAAAACTTTCTAATGTACCCACACAGGATAAACGGGAGACATCTTTGATTTATCAGGCAACAGCTGCTAATACTGCCGAGACAGCTCAAATTCTTTTTACATTGCTGAACTATGAAAATCAAATGTTCGCAGATACGGCATCACGACAAAATTTAATAAGACGAGCAGCTGAACGGGGGCTTAGTCCGACTCCTGCAACGAAAGCTATTCGAAAAGGAATATTCAATATTGATGTTCCCATAGGCACACGGTTTTCACAGGAAGAATGTAACTACGTAGTCCTTGAAAAAATTGAAAAAGGTATTTTTAAGCTGGAGTGTGAAACCGTAGGTGAGATTGGAAATTTCGAGACAGGACAACTAATACCAATTGATTACATGATAGGTCTTGAGACCGCACAGTTAACGGATTTGTTGATTCCAGGAGAGAACGAAGAAGATACAGAAGCTTTTAGATCGCGTTATTTAAATAGCTTTGAAAGCATTTCGTTTGGAGGGAATCGCGCCGATTACAAAGAGCGAGTTGGAAATATACCAGGGGTTGGAGGTGCACGTATCTACCGAGCAAAATACGGAGGTGGCACTGTTGGCGTTACGATTATTGATTCCACTTTTTCGAAACCATCCAATGAATTAGTGGGGTTAGTACAACAGTTGATGGATCCATTAGATGCGCAAGGTGACGGAGTTGGACTTGCTCCTATTGATCACAACGTTACTATCACCGCTGTCAATGAAACGATAGTGAATATCATTACAACAATTACCCTACAATCTGGTTGGTTTTTTGAAGATATAGAGAATGCCATCCAAGAAGTAATTGATAGATACTTTAAGGAGCTCGCGGAACTTTGGGCATCGGCAGTTACAAAACAAGAAGATGAAACAGGGTTGATTATTCGGATAAGTCAAATTGAAACACGTATTCTTGGTATTAATGGAGTCATCGATATAGCTAACACAATATTAAATGGCAAGGCAGCCAACCTTGAACTTGATAAAGAAGCGATACCAAAGAGGGGGACTATAAGTGGCTAGAAAAGTGGATGTTTTAAGCTACCTCCCTCCTATCCTTCACGAAATCAAGGAACTTCAAAAGATTGCATCACTTGAAAATCCATCGTTAGAGCGAGTATGGGAACTGACTGAATCGTTATTTAATAATCAATTTATCCTTACCCTAGATGAAAGTGGTGCCCATCGTTACGAGAGAATGCTTGGTTTAATGACTAATGAATCAGAAACACTTGAAACACGTCGTTTCCGCATTTTATCAAGATATCAAGAACAAGCACCCTATAGTTTTCCCGTTCTGAAACAGCTACTTGATAGCCTACTAGGGGAGGGAAAATATGAGCTTACTCGCAGTACATCTGAAAAGTGGGTCCGAGTAAAGTTAGAGTTAACGATGTCTCGCCAGTTTGAAATTGTAGAGGTTTTACTTGAAAGGGTGACGCCTCAAAATATGCTGTTGTATGTAGAAGTCAGATACAACCAACATATTAACTTAGCGCGCTTTACACACGCTCAACTGGCTGCCTATACACATAAACAATTAAGAGAGGAAGTGTTACCGTAATGCCTACTGAGACTACCAATTATGGGTTTACAAAAGATAGTGAAGATGATTTTTATAATGTAAAAGTTGTTAACGATAATCTAGATAAGATTGATACGGAAATGAAACGAATTGAGGATGAATCAAAGAGTTTTAACGAACAAGTAGCTGATAACACTAATGCTATTGTCAACGCAAATACGAAGCTAGATACCCATATCGAAGATGATTTAGGGCATGTTAGATTTATCGGCGGTACTAACGCCGCTAATGCTTGGGTATGTACATCTGACAATATTCTTTGGGATAAATCTACACCACCGAAACCAAAACAAGGTAGTGCTTACAGGGTTTTCGTTAACCAGGCTAATACTAGCCCCCTTGTGTCATTGAAATTACAAAGTTCAGACGGTACTAAAGTTAGTAGTACGTTCCAAGTATTGAACCAGGATGGAAGTCAATTATCAGCTAATACTTTCGTGTCTGGAGCAATCGCAACAGTAAGTTTCAACGGTACAAATTTTTTCTTGCAGGGTAGCGGAAGCGGGGTGACAGCACGTAGCAACAGGGATTTCAATACCCCCGGAACCCATTTATTCGAGGTTCCAAAAGGCGTCAGTAAAATAACCGCCTACATATGGGGAGCCGGCGGTGGCGGTGGCGGAAATACAAACAACTATCCTGGTGGTGGCGGTGGCGGTGGCGCCTTTCTAATGGCGGTTGTCGATGTAACACCAGGCGAAAAGTTCAATGTCACTGTAGGAGCTGGAGGCACCGGTGCTAATGGTCCTTACAATGGTAGTGTGGGAGGTCATTCAGGGTTCACGTTAGGTTCTACACAATACGTAGCTGGTGGTGGCGGTGGCGGTACTTATGGTCAGAGTTCGGGCTTCGGTAAAGGTGGTCTCGGCGGTCCATATGCCGTCAACGGAGCAATAGGTGGGGCACCAATGTCACCAGAAAACGGAAAACTACACCCATTTGTAGGACTCAAACCGTCTAACTTGCTATATTGTTTCACTGGAGGCGATGGTGGACCAGGCGGAAACTACGGCGGCGGTGGCGGTGGTGGTTCCGCTAGCGACATGTCAGGGGGTGGAGCCGCTGATACAACGAACGGCGCAGGTAAAGCGGGTGCTACTTACTCTAACTTCAAAGGAGCAGACGGAGGCGGCGGTGCCTACTTCAGCGAAGGTGTTGCAGGTTCTTACCCGGGCGGTGGCGGTTCTGGTAGCGGTCACGCCTCGTTCTCTAGTGGTCGCGGTGGTGGTGGACGGGTAATCTTTTATTGGTAATTTAAAAGGAGGTAACACATATGATTATCATTGATAATACAGAGGAAACAAAAGTCAAAGTATTAAGCGTGTTTTCGTTTGGAGAAATTGCGGTCGAGTATGACATGAGTACTTTTCCGCAACCTGAAAACATACCAGGTAAAACGCACGAAATGTTTTACGACAAGGAAACAAAGTCTGGATATTACGAGTACACTGATATTCATAAAACAGCATTAGAACTATTACAAGAAGAGACACAACAACTGAAATTAGCGATAGCTGAATCAGCAGAGGCACAACAACGAGACAAAGTAGAGAATCAAATAGCCGTTGCTGAATTAGTGGAGACATTAACAAACAAGGAGGTTTTATAATGGCTAAATTATATTGGGATTTAATTAAAATGAATTTGCGAACAGTTGACCAGGTGCCCTTGTTGTGGCGTGAAGCTGTACAAGCATTACTCGATAACGAAAACAAGTAAACGCAGCATTAGCTAGCGTTATTTTTTATGCTAGGAAAGATTTATAGAATTTTTCGTTGAAATACTATTTGTTGAAATACTATGATAATAGAAACAAATAGGAAGGAAGTGTAAAAAATGGCGTTAAGTACTTTAATCTTTATTGTTACTATGGTTATGACATCTTACTTCGGTACTAAAGCAGTTATCGAAGTAAAAGGAGCTTTCGAATCTAAATTATCATAGTAATATATCAATTAAATACAATTTCAAAAACACTCTCTTTGAAGAGTGCTTTATTTATGAGCTATGAGAGCAATGGAGATGGGCAACAGTACACTGTACTGAATCTCGATGCTTCTCATGGCTTTTTATTTTAAATAGGGCAAAGGATTGGTGATGTCATGGGAGATGAATTAATCAGAAATATTTATGAACGTCTTGGAGGTATCGAGGCAAAAATTGATGATATTAGAGATATTCGTCAAACTGCGGATAACGCTAAGGATATCGCAGAGGAAGCATTAGCGAGTACTAAAAATGCTCACCATCGATTAAATAAAATCGATAAAATTGTTTGGTGGGTATCTACAACTATTATAGGCGCTGTTATTTTAGGATTGTTAACACTTGTTATCAAAACCTACTAGGGGGATCATACTATGGAATTTTTATATGATTATATTATTGAACAGGCGCTAATTGTGGTGCCTGTTTTATTGGTTATAGGACAGGCTTTAAAGAATACACCTAAAATGCAAGATTGGTTGATTCCCTATATTTTATTAGTATTTGGGATTACGTTTACAATCGGCGTTATGGGTATCACTATGCAAAGTATTGTACAAGGGGTGCTTGTAAGTGGAGCTGCTGTTTTTAGCAATCAATTATATAAACAATACTCACATAAAGAGGGTAATGGAAAATGAGTTATGTCATTGAAAAACGCTTTATGTCAGGACTACCAAGCCATGCTTTAACTGCGATCAAATACGTAATTGCCCATGAATCGGGCAATCCAAATAATTGTGGCCCGAACGCTTTAGAAAATGAAATAACCTATATGAATCGTAACAAAGCAAATGCCTTCACTTCCCATTGGGTAGGCGGTGGAGGACGTATTGTACAAATTGCACCCGTTAATCGTGTGCAATATGGTTGTGGTCCGAAAGGTAACCCATTTAGCTATGCTCAAGTAGAACTAGCTCGAACGAATAATAAGGAACAGTTTAAAAGAGATTATGCCGCTTATATTTGGCTATTAAGGGAGCTTGCAAAAGATGCTGGAATCCCTACTATACTTGATGGTAGTGGCAATGGTATTAAGTCACATCGCTGGATCACAGATCATTTAAAAGGTACGACACATCGAGATCCATTTTCATATTTGATGAGTATGGGGATATCAGAGGGTCAATTTAAAAACGATATTTTGAATGGTATGGATATACCACAACAAATTGAAAAGGATGATGGTTGTATGAAATTTACAAATGAGACAACAAAAGCTGCAGTACGTGATTTAATCAAACAAACCGTAGACAAGAAATTAATAGACAAATCATGGCTAGATAAATTCGATGCGGGTACATTAACTGGCGGAGATTTTGAAGGATTAAAAATCATCATTACACAACGGAGCACTTAATAGCAGAAGCCTATTACCTTAATTGCAAAAGGGCGTATGAATCCTTATTTTTGAAATATGAGGTGTTGTGGTTTCCAATTTGGATTTGATGAGAGACTGTATTTCTTATGAAGAATTTCGAAATAATTGGGTTGAAAACAACTGTGAATGGTTTAATGAGGATAAGAAATTGCAAAATTGGAATTACAAGGACCCAATTCAAAAACAATCAAACTATATAGTAAGAATTTAAAAAGACCAGGTCTCAAATTTTGAGCCTAGGTTTTTTGTTTTTTATTATGAAATTCTTATATACAAGTTGCTGCAATCGTATTTTTTCTTTTATTTAACTTTAAATGTATAAATTACCTTGTAAAACAAGAACATTTGTTCTATAATAAAAAAGAACAAATGTTCTTAAAAAGGAGCTTTTTATAAAAACATAAGGGGATGATATCTTTGGCATTTACAGTCAAAACAGAAGCAGAGAAGATTTTTACAAATTTAATGGGAACAGGAGCTAGTCGATTACCAACAGATCCTGTAGGAGCTGATAATCGAGCAAATTTTCATGGTATTTTTGAAAATAATCCAGCACCAACATCTGAATTACAAATTCAACGAGCGGGAAGTCAGTTACTTTTTTTAACTGCACTTTACCCAAATGCATCAACATCTACAGTGCGAACAAACATATTGGCACGTATTCATCGCATCTTAAATAGATATGCGTCTAATATTGTGAATTATAAAGGAGATGGACTAGCTGGTGGATTAGGTCCTATGGGTCTTTATTCAGCATACGCTTTAGCAAATGATGGAGGATTTGATTACGATCGAGCTGGTACAACAGTTGTAACAAGAACACAATTACTAGCTTATTTGAACACATACTTAAAACCTAATCTCTTAGAAAATGCACTGGCTATACGTTTAAAAGAAGGAAAATTGGATAAGGATTATCGGACTGTTGTCTCAAATCACACTCATTTCAATGATACAAACCATGCTTGTTTTGCGTTAAATGGAATGATTGTTCAGTTAGGAGCTAAGTTCTTTATTCATACGGCTATTAAAGGGGCCGGGAATACTATTTACACTGATTTTAATGCTTTCTTTAACACTTTAGCCATTAATTTACGTACTAAATTTGGTAATACCCGATTGAATAATGGTCTAACTGAATTGTGTTTACCTATAGGTGGTGGTATTTACAAAGACAGTATTGCCTATGGTTCATATGCTCAAGTAAGAGGTTACTTCCCAGCGGCTGGATATAATTCACTTATCGTAATGGGGCTTAATTTTGCAGCGAGAGCCTACCGTTGTGCAGAGCTACGTTTATCCGCCACAGCTCCACAATTAAGGAAAGTAGTTGCTTTACCTACTCATGTATGTTCATCAGTCGCTACAGAATTAGCCAATTATTATAAAACGTACACAGCTTATTCTAATCAAGCTTTTGAATTAGGTGGACCTAAATTTGTTGCATTAGGTGCAAGTGAAGATAATGGGTGGCTAAAGGTGGCTAAAGATTGGTATGACTATCAAAAACCTCCGCAAGTAGCGTCGAACTATTTAGAAGGTGTATTTGGTAAAGATACGCCTACAAGTTCAGGTCTCTTTTTAAATCTTGCTTATCAAGATGCTTACGATCCAATTTCTGTAACTTCTTACCTCTATTCAATGACTTGGAATGGAGATCATACTTTGGTTAATACGACTATCGGGAATGCAATTAAAGCAAAATCAGGAACATCTCTGGCTGCTCCATATTATGTAGCATCATCACATGTTGGTTTCAAAGCAAATGCTGGGGCATCTCGAGTACTTCAGGGCTTAGCTGGTGCCATGAATAATGGAGTAACAACACTTAATTAAAACATATTTTAAAAAATGACTGTGTTAACAAAGAAAGAATTTATTTAAAAATTTAAGTCCATTAGCTTAATTGGTAATGGGCTTTTTCTATTAAATCGGTATTATTTTCAGTATATATCTTTGGTTATTACTTAATTATTACTTAAAAATATTATTCAATCTAATACTACTAAAATATAGGAAGTTCAAAAAAGGAGAATGTTTGATGAAACAGGTATTTATAAAACCAGCTGAAGGTATTTATACAAGCCTTTATGGCATGAGAAGTGGTTCAATGCATTATGGAGTTGACATTGCAAATAGTAGCTCCAATGTACCAGTACATGCTTCCTCTGCGGGTGTGATTAACAAAGCCGTTGGTGGTTGTTCTAATAATGGCTCTATCGGTAATACATGTAATGGCGGTTATGGAAACTATGTGATAGTTCGACACAGTATTGATGGGAAAACATATGATACACTTTATGCTCATTTACAATCTATTAGTGTCTCTGTTGGTCAATCTGTCAATCAAGGTGATAAAATTGGTGTTATGGGGAACAGTGGGAGTTCAACTGGTCAACACGTGCACTTTGAAATATATGAAAAAGCACGAGTGTCTCAATCAGAGGCGGTAGACCCTATGCCTTATTTAAACGGGGACAAGCCAACAGTTAGCTACCATACTTATGATGGAACTTGGGCAACGATTACAATTACTCAGAAGGCAAATGTGTTCAAAAACGTTGGCTATGAAATTATTGGCCAACTTGAAGCTGGTGGAAAATACAAAGTGTATGGTCAAAGAGAGTATGCAGCTGATGGAACTCTATTCTATAATGTTGGGTCTGGTTATGTTCACCATGCTTACGGAACTATTGCTAATCACCATGCAACTGTTACATCTACTATTAATACGTATAGCACTCCTAACGGAGCGCTTAAACGTCAATTAGCACCAGGAACTTATAAAGTACATGCCGCCAAAGATGGTTGGTACAATTTAGGTGCAGAATGGGTTAAAGCTGATCAAGTATTAGTAACTAAAAACTAAATTCAAAAGATATTTAATATGATTAAAGACTAGCCTAGCAATGATGTCGGTCTCTTTCGGTTAGTAATTTTAATGACAGGATGGAAAAAAGATTTAAAAGGATTATCAAAAGAGACCTATCAATAAGGATTTTATATGTAATTTATAGTTAAACGATGTAATGAATCACTGTAGTTTAATAAACAAAATTTTAAAAAACCAGGTACTCATTGAACTGCCCCGTAAAAGTTAGACATCAATCTAACTTTTACGGGGGTTTTTTTTATGGCAAAAGTAAGTGTTGAACAACGTATTTAAGCAGTTCAACGATATTTAAATGGAAATGAACCTATGATCGAAATTGCGAAAGATATAAGTGTGACAGCTCAGGTTGTCAGCGAATGGGTTCGCCGTTATCAAAAAAATGGCGTAGAGACTTTCTTAAAGTCCTATACAAACTATTCAGCTGACTATAAAATGAATGTACTTAATTATATGAACGAGACAGGTACATCTTCGAGAGAC